ATTCATAAAAAAGTAACGGGTTTTGGTTGTACTTCTAGAAACCAAGCAAGAAGATTAGGAAGATTTATCTTGTTTGAAGAGCAGCAATCTACAGAAACAATCAGTTTTACTACTGGAATAGGAGAAGGTGTAGTTGTCAGACCAGGGCAAGTAATTGAAGTGAGCGATCCAGTAAGAGCAGGATTGAGAAGAGGTGGTCGTATTAGCTCTGCTACAACTACAACTATTACTGTTGATAACACAGCAGACACCGATTTAGATGCCACGAACAACGCAACAATAAGTGTTGTTATGCCTGATGGCAGTGTAGAAAAGAAAGATGTAAGCAGTATTTCTGGTGCTGTAATTACAGTATCATCTGCTTTTTCTTCTGCTCCTAATAGAAATAGTATTTGGATCCTTGAAAATACAACTTTACAAACTACTCAATGGAGAGTCGTAAGTGTAACTGAAGATAAAGACAACTATGCGATTGTTGGAACGGCTTACAACTCAGGAAAATTTGCATTTATAGAAGATGGATCTCCACTGCCTGTTCGCAATATAACAATATTAAATGAGCCTGTCCCTGCTCCTTCTGCTCCTGTTGTTACAGAAGAATTTTTCACAGAAGGTAGTAGAGCAAGAACAAGATTAAATATAGACTTTAATTCTGTGCCAAGAGCTATTCATTATGAATTGAAGTATCAGGTAGATGATGGTAATTTTCAAACTCTAGAATCAAGGACACCCGAATTTCAAATATTAGATTCTTTAGAAGGTACTTATAACTTTGAATTAGTTAGTGTTGGTGCAAATCTTGAATCATCAGCAAATCCAACAACTTTTACACATATTGCTGTAGGAAAGAGTGCGATTCCAGGAGATGTAACTGGCTTAACCGCAGAACCTATAAGTGATAAACTCGTGAGATTACGTTGGAACTTATCTACGGATTTAGATGTTACTCATGGTGGTCGAGTTTATGTAAGGCACTCTACAAAAACAGATGGAACTGGAACTTTTTCTAACGCTACTGATCTTATAGAAGCACTTGCAGGAAATACCACAACTGCGGAAGTTCCTTATTTAGAAGGAGAGTATATTTTAAAATTTCAAGATGATGGAGGTAGGTTTAGTGCAGGAGAAGCAAGTGTCGTAATAGATTTACCTGATAATCTTGCACCTTTAATAGCTTTAACACGAAGAGAAGATTTAGATACTCCAAAGTTTCAAGGAACAAAAACTAATGTTGCTTTTGATGCTGTAACAAATTCCTTAAACCTCGCTGGTGTAGGCCAGTTTGATGCTATCACAGATTTTGACGCAGTTACTTCATTAGATGATATTGGAGGTATCGCTCCATTAGGTACTTATGAATTTGGTGGTGCACCAGGAACATCTTTCTTGGATTTAGGTAGTGTATTTAGTCTTGATTTAAAACGTCATTTTCTTACTGAGGCGTTTTTTCCTTCAGATTTATTTGATGCTATTTCAGATATAGATGCAAGAGTAGATTTTGATGGACTTACAGCTACTAAGGTAAATGCTGAAATGTTAGTTGCTGTAACCCAAGCTGATCCGTCATCTGGATCGCCTACATATACAGCGTTTCAAACATTTGCTAACGGAACTTATAAAGGTAGAGGATTTAAGTTCAAAGTTAATTTAACAAGTGAAGATCCTGACCAAGACATAAAAGTATCTCAGTTAGGTTATACAGCCTCGTTCCAAAGAAGAACAGAGCAAAGCACAACTACTATTGCATCTGGAGCAGGAGCAAAACCTATTACATTTACAAATTCTTTCTTCACTGGAACTTCTGCTATAGGTGGAGTAAATTCAAATTTACCTTCAATCGGAATAACTGCACAAAATATGGCAAGTGGCGATTTCTTTGAATTATCTAATATTAGTGGCACAGGATTTACTGTTCATTTTAAAAATTCATCAAATGCTTCGATTGATAGAAATTTTACTTATCAGGCTGTCGGATTTGGTAAGGGATGATAAAATAAAATAAAATATTACCGAAATGGCAAGAGTCAATAGTACAACCAAAGAAACAGGTAATAATTTTAATGTAGCCAATGGAACGGGTGCTGCGGTTCGTGCAGGACTAAATGATATTCTTTCAGCTTTAAGAACAATAAACTCTGCAAGTGGAGATCCATCAGGAGATGCAAATGTAGTTCAGTTTCAACCACATATAGACTCGTCTACTAATTTATTGAAAATTTGTACTGCTGTTTCTTCTGGAACGGGTACGTTTACAACTATTGGTAATATTACACAGGCTAATTTAGGTTTGGCTCCAGTTGCAGGAGCAACATTTACTGGAAAAGTAATCCTTAATTACACAAGTTCATTAAATTTACCTGTAGGAACTACTGCACAAAGGGATGGCAGCCCAGCAGTTGGAATGTTCCGTTATAACAGTACTCTTAATGTTTTTGAAGGGTACAAAAATACTGGCTGGGGCGAAATTGGTGGAGGTGCTGGTGCTACTGGTGGTGGAACTGATGAGGTGTTTCTTGAGACAGATCAAACAGTAACGACATCATACACTTTAAGTAGTGGGAAAAATGCAACCACTGTGAGTCCTACAATTAATAACGGAGTCACAATAACAGTGCCATCTGGTGCAATTCTTGTTATTCTTTAATTATGGCTTTAAACATTAACGGCACTACTGGTATTTCTGGGGTTGATGGAAGTGCAAGTAATCCGTCAATTCAAGGGACAGATGGAAATACTGGTGTCGCTTTTGGAGCAGATATACTTGATTTAGTCACTGGTGGAAATACTAGGTTTAAAGTAGGTGCTGCTGGTCAATTAGGTGTAGCTGGTGCAAATTATGGCACTTCTGGTCAAGCTCTATTATCTCAAGGTGCGAGTGCAGCACCACAATGGGGCGATTTAGCTGCTGGTGGAAAAATTTTACAAGTAAAAACAACAACAAAATCAAATACATTTGAAACAAACTCTTCAAGCTATGTTGATATTCCAGATTTAAACGTAAGCATCACACCCGCAAGTGCCAGCAATAAAATATTATTTATTTCTTCAGTAAACTTTGGTGCTAACCAAACAGGACAGCATAACTTTTATATTGTGTTGAGAGATAGTACTCAAATAACATCCACTGCTCAATCCATAAGAAGTTCTGATACAGCAGTAATACAAAGTTATTCAACAATAATATTAGACTCTCCAAACAGTACATCCGCTTTAACTTACAAAATACAATGCAAACCAGAAAATTCTAATAGTGCTGTTGGTGTAAACAGAAATATAGGAAACACTCTTTATGGACAATCCACAATTTTGTGTATGGAGGTTTCAGCATGATGGATTTTGAAGCAATAAGAAAAGCATACCCATCTATTCGCACCTTAGATGATTCATTTGTTAATTATGGTCTAGATGATAGTGGTAATAAAGTTTCCATAGTACAATCAAAAGTTGACACCGCACGAAACACCCTAGACACTGAAGCTGCTGCTGTTAAATACAAAACCGATAGAACAACTGATGGTTCTACGATCTATGCTTCATTTGGAGATCAACTTGATATGTTGTACAAGGATATTCTCGCTGGTAAACTAGATACAACTGGAACGTGGGCAACCCACATTAAAGCAGTAAAAGACGCTAATCCAAAACCATGAGCAAGATAAAACTAAATGCAGCATCAGGAGGTGGATCAGTAAGCCTCGAAGCACCAACATCTACAACAGGTAACGCAAACGTTGAATTTAAATTACCAGTAGCTGATGGTTCTAGTGGTCAAGCCTTAACCACAAATGCTAGTGGTCAACTGGCTTTTGCTTCTGTTGCTGGAGGGAAAATAGGTCAGGTTTTATCAACAGCGAAAACTGACACCTTTAGTCGTAACAGCAGTTCCTTTGGAGATGTTACTGGAATTAGTGTAGATATTACCCCTGCTGCAACTACGAGCAAAGTTCTTGTTTTGGTTGATTTGAAAGTAGGTTGTGAACATGGTGATGGAGATTTTCATTTCAGACTTGTAAGAGATAGTACTGTTATTTATGCACGTAGTACTGCTGATAATAGAAAAAATGGATTTGCTGGAGTATCTAAATTTGCTCTTGATAATGCAGATGGTCAATCTACTATGGAAGTAGTTAATGCTATTTTTCTGGATTCACCAAGCACAACTTCTGCAACTACTTATAAAGTACAAGTAGCAAATGTGAGTGGTCGTTTGGTTTATATTAATAGACAAGGTTTAGATAGTAATGCAGTTAATATTCCAAGAGCAGCATCTTCAATAACAGTTATGGAGGTATTACAATAATGGCAGCTTTAGATCATGATGCAATAAGAAAGGCATATCCATTAATTGAAACTTTAGACGATTCATTTGTTGATTATGGATTAGACAAAGATGATAATAAAATATCTATAGAACAATCTAAAGTAGATGCAGCACGAACCACGTTAGATACTGAAGCTGCTGCGATGGCTTATCAATCGGTAAGAAAACCTTTATATCCAAGTTTGGGAGACTTTGCAGACGCTATGTACTGGAATAGTAAGGGAGATTCTAGTAAACTGACAGCATATTACGCTGCCTGTGAAAAGGTAAAAACCGACAACCCAAAACCTAATTAAAAATGTCAGAGATCAAGGTAAATTCAATAAAAGGCGTGGCAGCATCAAGCGCA